CTTGAGTAACTAAACATCTCTCTGATAACCAGTTTACGATCATCGAGTCAATTTCAGAAGTGTAAGCACCACCAGCAGTACCAGTGATCCAGTTTTTGTATCTTCTGTCATCTCCTTGAGAAGCTCTGTATCTAACGTGTAAGAATGGTCTTCTAATGTTTGTACCTAAAATTTGGTCATAAACTGTAGAAGTTCCCGCAGGAATTAATACACCATCGATATTGTTTACAGCAACTCCACCTCTTGTAGAAGCGTCATTTAAGTATTTCCAACTAGTTTTGTAAAAGTCGTAAGAACCTCTTCTGAAACCAGAGAAACCTAAATTTAAAGCCATATCCTCAGAATTTTCAAATAAACCGTAAGCAGTTCCACCAGATTGTCCAGCAGAAATTTGGCTTAGCATATCATCGAATTCTAAATCTGTATCTCTATTCAAGAATAACATGTTTTCTTCAATAGCACCTTGAGTATCAAGATTTTTAAGTATTTGATCGAAATCAGAGATACCTGTTGCACCTTGGAATCCACTCATGATATTACCTCTGTTGGTAATAGCTTGAAATAAACCTTCAGTACCGTGAGAGTTAATACCAGCAACGTTAAATCCTGGTACACCAGCAACGTTAGCAGTAAAACCACCACCAGCAGCAGCTAATTCACCTTCAACCATTGCCATTTCTAAGTAATCGTCAAAACGTAATCTTGTTTCAGACTCAGACTTTAAATACCATAAGTATCCTGATGTTCCGTCTTCTGTAGCAACTTCTACCCATCCAATCTGTGCCATATCAGAACCATTAATTTCAAATCTATCTTTGATTATGATTGGTTGATTAGAGTATTGAGTAAATTGTGGCTGTACTGAAAAGTTTCCACTTCCAGTTCCTTTAGCAAATAAAGAACCGTAAACGAATATCTTTAATCCAGCAGCACCTGCAGCAGCAGCAATACCTAAAGTATCCCAGTTAGCAGTTGTAAATGGATAAGCAGTAACGTTTGTTAAAGCACCATTTGCAGCTACAGCACCTACAATACCTTTTAATGTAACGCCAGTAGTTGGGTTCATTACAACGATAGTATCGTTAGGAGCAATTGCATTTTTAATAGAAGTTGCACCAACAGCAGCATTAGTAGGTACACTGAAAACGAAAGTTCCAGCACCAGGTCCTGTTAATGTACATCCTGTATAAGAGATGTGTAATCTATTTTGTTCTGACCAGATAACTTGATCAGACGTCATTGGCATTTCAGCGCCAACCATTTTTAAGAAACCACCTAAAGTTCTGTTTCCATATCTTTCTACTTCAGCTTCATAAACTTCTGGTAGATACTGTTGTGCAAAATCGTTTGCACCTGCAGCAGCAGTATTAAACGCTAGGTAGTTGTTAGCTAGCGGTAGTTGCGTTTGAGAAGGTACGATACTTCCAAACACTGGAGCAATTTGTCCCATAATTAATAATTTTTAGTTTTAGTTAAATTTTCTTGCTTTAATTTTTAATTTTGAAGAGTCAAGACCACTTATACTTTTAACTTTAAATCCACCAACAAATACATCGCTCGGAGCACTTTCTCTAGCTTCGTTAGTAATGTTGTTTGATTTTGCAGCGACATTTCTTATAGCATCGGCTTTACCTTGCTCATAAAAATGTTGTGCAATAGTATCTGCATTTTGTGCGGCATACATAGCTTTATGATAACCTTTTACATCAGTTACATCACCTTTATCGTTTAAGAACTTCTTAACTATATTACTGATGTTTGATTGATTATCTGCAACTTCACTAGGGTTTTTAACACCGTATCTAAATTTTTTGTCTCCTACGCTAAAATCAAAACCTTTGAATTCTTTGGTAAAATAATCTTTAGTGGTGTTTTTAAACACTTCATGTTGTTGCTCTGCTACATTTTGCTCTTCGTTGTAGCGATTGAAAAAATCCATAGCTTTCTTTTGTTCTTGAGTTACTCCGGGTCTCAACTTGATTTCGTCGTAATATTGACTCTTTAAACCATCTAAATGCTTACGGGCTTTTGCAACCTCTTCTTTATATGCAAGTTTCTTCTTCCGAATATCTCTTGCTTCATCTAACTCTTCATCAAATTGAAAATTGTCTTCTAATAGAAAACTAATTTCCTCTGAATCTAAGTGAGATTTAGTCTGTTTGTAATACTCTCTAAGTAAAGTATCACTATCTACATTAGAGTAGTCAGCATTTAATCTAACATAATCTTCTAATGTTCCACCTGTTTCTTTCATAAAGTCTACGACTTTTTCGATGTTTTCAGGTAAGTTAATATCTTGTTTAACAGTTTGTGGTTCCTCCGCTGTAGTTTCAGCTTGTGGTTCCATTTTTTCACCTATTGAAATAACCTCTTCTTCTTCAGGTTTTTCATCAATTATTTCTTCAATAACTGGTTTTACTTCTTCGGTGGGCCGTATTTCTTCAACCACTTCTTTGCTGTCGACACTGTTTTTTGACTCTTCGACAACAACATTGCTATCATTTGTCTCTTGTGTTTGAATGGCATCTTGTTCTTCTGTTTTAGGTTTTGATAAATCTACTTTTATAGGTTCATCATTGTTTGATAGATTTTTAGGTTTAAGAATTTTAGCTTTTACCTTAAGCTTTCCAGCTTTTTCTTTTGTTTCTGACATAATAAAATAATATAAAAATTAATAAAAGTTATACAGGTTGTTGCTGCATATCTGTGTTTTCAGGTGGAATACCTGATGATTCAAAATTAGTAGGTGGAAGATCATTTTGTCTCTGACTAATTAATTTTGATTGTTGTGTAGCTTGCATTTCAGTTCGTTTGTCTTTACGATCTTCTATTTGAGCTTCTTTTTTTGTGTTTGTGTCTACATCCATTTGTTTAAGTTTCATGTTATACTCAAATTCTTGAGCCATTAATTGTAACTTAAGTTGATTCTCTGTTTGCATTCTTTGTATTTCAAACTGAGATTTGGATTGTTCTATTTGTGTTTCTGTTTGAGCTAAAGCTTCAGCTTTTTGAACATCATTCATAGCCGCTTGCTCTGATGCTTTAGAGTTTGAATCTGCTTGAGCTTGTATGTTAGCCATTTGAGCTTGTTGATCTGCTTCTTGCTTTTTAACTCTTTTGTATTTTAAAACTTGATTAGCTAAAGTTAAGTTTCTTATTTCTCTAATATCAATAGCATCTTCAAGGTATATTTGATTTTGTTGTAAAGCCATTTGTATATTTTGTTCTAACATAGCTTTCTCCTCTTCTTCAGGTTCTAACTCCATGTAAATTCCAAAATCATATAAATGTAAATCATCTATTTCATGTAAAGTAGCAACATTAAATTTACCTATACTAGCTTTAAGTGCATTATTAGTTAAATCAAAATCTAACATATCAGCAATTCTAAGTGATATATTTTCACAAGTTTTAAGTGTTAAATATAAACTACTGTTTAAAATATGTTTAGTTGCTATATTAGAAGCATTGGCAGCCATTTTTTGCAAACCGACCAACGCGTTTTTGTCTGGTAAACTGCCATCTCTTGCTTCGTTCAATCCTGTTACGTCTCTTATCATTTGTAAATAATACTGATAAGTGTTGATCAACGATTGTATTTTTCCGTTAGCACTAGATGTTTGTAATTCTTGTATAGGTACTTTACCTCTGTTAGGATCACCGTCTTGTGTTAAACTTCTACCAACTATACTACCAGTTTGGAAATACATATTTAATGCTTCCTGCGGATTATAATTAGTACCATTACCTAAATCAACCTCTGCTAAACCGTCAACATCTACAAAGACACCATCTGGAACCATTCTAGCGATCACCTGTTGTAACTTAAGTGATGTAAGTTGTATCATATCAGCAAAACCTGTTATACGTCCTACAAGTGAATCTATACGACCTTGATACATATGAGGCGCTACGATGTTGTAGTTCATATTAACTTTAGTTAAATCACTTTTAGGTCTTGTCATGTTTTCTGACATTTCCCATTTAAGCATTTGTTCTACACCCATAACTTTAGCACCTGTAAACAATACTTCTATTGTTCTAGACACTCTATCAAAGTTATCACTTTCTGGCGGGTTAAATGTATCAGGTTTTTCTAATACTTTTTCTAAACCATTATCAGTGTTTTTAACTTTAAAAACTTGATCTATATAAGATTTGTATTCAAAATACATTACTTGAACTAAATCATCATCGTTATTACGGTTACGCATATAACCTTCTCTACCAGGATACTTTTGTATTTTTTTAAGCTCTTCGTTAGTTAAATTAGGAAATTCTTTTTTTAATTCAGGTAGTGTTATAGATTTTATTTCACCTACATAATATAAATCCTGAAAATTAGGATCGTTAGTATATGAATAAACTAAATTAGAAGGATTAACATAATCTATTGTAACACCTTCAGCTTTGTTAAAACTAGTTTTTACAGCTCCAATACCAACAGTAACTATATCTTCTACAACTCTTTTATTAATTAATTCGTATTTATTAAAATCTAAAACATTATTAATAACTTCTTCTTCAGCTATTTCTACAGACTGTTTATAGTTTAATTGCATATGTACTTCAAGCTCTTCCTTTGATTGAGGTAAATTTGCAGGATCAACTACATTGTAAACATCTACACCTAAACTCTGTTGTATATTA